TTTTCGGCGTTCCATACCATGACGATAAATGTAATTCATCCAATCATGGTCATCAGCTTTATATCTAAAGTCATCAATAAAATCATAAATCTTAACAGTATCTTTAGATGCATGCTTTCTTAATCCACGACCAATTGACTGTCTGATAATGACTTCAGATTTAAATGACTCGGTAAAAAATATGTTATGTATGTTTTTAATAGAAATACCTGTAGAGAATGTTCCGTATGAAGCTACAATAATAACATCATCATTCTTTTCCATTCTGCTTTTAAACTCTTCTCTAAAATCAGACTTTACTGAACCATCTACATAATAGACTTTTTTATCAGTTATGGTTCTAAGCTTTTGATAGATCTTTTCACCGTATGCTATTTTATGGAATAGCACTAATGAGTTGGATGTTGACTTTTTAATTACTTGACAAATAAAGTCTAATCTTTTTTCGCTTTCATTAATAAAATTCTGTTCTAAACTAAACAGCTTCTGTCTATCATATGGGTTTTTAGATAGAGATGAAAACGCTTCCTTTTGTGCATCAGTTGCATACTCCATGTGGATCTGTAATACTTTACATTTTGCAATATAACCTTCATCTTGTAAATGAGCGGCTTTTACTTGAGTAACTAAAGGGCCCATTGCCGACATCAGACTTAACCTATTAACAGTTCCTCTTTTAGGAATAGTTCCACTAAGACCAAATCTATAATCACAGTGCCAGCACATATCCATAATCTTTTGGATTGAATTTGCTTTGGCTTTATGAGTCTCATCTACAAAGACCGCATCAAATTGGCTAAAGTATTCTTCATCCTTTTTTGTTAATGATTGATAAGTACCAATAACTACATTTGAGCTTTTTCGTATCTTAACTCCTGCATATATTTGTTGAATCTTAATAGGTACCCTACCTTTATTGTATTCTTCAAAATCACCAGTTGCCTGTACAACCAAACTAACATTAGGCACAATCATTAAGATTTTCTTTTTACCTAACTGTTCCATCATATAAGCAACAACCATAAAAGAGATAAGGGTTTTACCTGCAGATGTAGCTAATTCAGCAAGACATCTCCTATACTTAAGAATTTTTAATGCAGCATCAATTTGGTAGTCTCGTGGCTTAATATCAGAGTTCTTAAAAAAGTCATCAACCCATTCCCTAAAGACATCCTCAGTAATAGAAGTATCAAAGATATCAGTTATTCCATTTAAGGTAAACTGGTAATCATATTCTTTACAAATATCAATAACTTCTTTCCATAAACCTGCAGGGATTTTATTTCTTTTTATGAATGAGATATTTCCATCCCAAACTTTCTTTTTGACTAATGGGTGGAATCTCCAGCCTTCAATCTTCTTTGTAAGACTAGATTTTAACTGCTCATATTCCATCTCGGTACATGAGTCAATTACTAAAAACTTTTTATTTTCTGATAACGAAAGTTCCATTAAAATTCTTTATCATCTAAGCTAATACGATTCCTAATAGCAAAGGCCATGTTATCTAGAGTTTTGATACATTCATAGTAATAATCAATATGAGATTGTAACATGTCTATTTGGGTCCTAAGCGAGGCTAAGTCTGCTTTAATGAATTGATTTTTTTCGCCGTTGGTTAGCTTAACATCATAGTTAACAGAATATTCTCTATACTGTGATTTATAATACTTATCCCAAGTAGCATTTCTTTTATATATTGTTGTCTTAAAATCAGTAACCTTATCTAAAAGTATCTGTCTATAAGATAACATTCTTACTTGGCATTCTGATAGCTCATTCATGTTTTTAAGCTTACTTACAAGATCTTTGATCTTTTCTTTCCAATCTTCACGATCTTTAGTTAGTCTTTGTTCTAACTGTTCGTTAGCTTCTTTAATTTGTGTATCGTCAAATGCCATTAAAATATACCTTTATCGTTGTTAGTCTTTTTATAATTCTTAATCTTAGGTTGAAACTTTTTCTTAGGCTCAGGTAATGTAAAGCTAGTATCAAATGAATCTACTTTCATCTTACCAAATTTAGTAAAGAGTTTAAGTTTCTTTTTTGAAGTTTCAAAGTCTTTGTAAAAATCATCAAATTGTTCAGTCACAAATTCATTATAATTTTTTATCATACGAAAATTAAATCTAAATGATTATTTGTAAAATATTTATCCAACTGACTTAGACACCCAGTTCTATGTTTGTATTCATACATAACCAGATCGTTTAAGTCTTTAACCTTTTTTGATGGTATTCTAAAATCCTTTAAAAACTTATCCCACATAAAGACAGTATTACCTGACTTTAGTTTTTCAATCATTCTTGTTTTTCCTTCAATGTCATTATCAAAGAAATATCTAACCGTAGGAATATCATTAAAATCCAATATTTGCTTTTTTACACCAGTTAAGCCGATTGTGTTTGTCATAAACATAGCATCTATAGGACCTTCAAATACGGTAAAATCCCTACTCATATCTGCAGTAAGAATACCAAAGATCATGGAAATCTTATTTAGAGAATCCATTTCTTCTTCAGATACATTAAGTGGTTTTTTAAGCCTATCATAAATCCTTTCAATATTCCAGGTTTTATATTTAGGACCACCGCCTTCTCCAGATAAATCCCTAGTCTGAAAACCTATAATCTTATTATCAGCAGTTAAGTTAAAAACATATAGTTCTTTTCTTCTAGGATCATATCCAAAGTATTCTGTTTTATGATGAAGTAATCTACTCTTAAGATAGGGATATGCTCTATAAGTAAGAGAGTTAATTGGATAGACATTAAAACCTAATGCAATTTCATCAAACGTTAAAGAGAGATCTTTAATTTTTTCAAAGAGATGAAATTCTAAAGTTTCACCTAACGAAAAGCTTCTTCGGTTTTCTTTAATAAAATTTAGAACATCAATACGATCTTCCCCTTCAAAGTTTAAATTATGATCTTTTAGAAATACATCTAAACTTACATGAGCCGAGCAGTTGTAACAATGAATGTATAAATCATTCCAATAAAGATTACCTCTTTTCTTTCTTGCATTATCAGCAGAATCACCACAATAAGGGCATGCAAAGTTTAGACGTTCTCTTCCTTCTAAGACTCTTCTTTTCTCAGGATGAGAATGGGTTTGATGAAGAACTCGGACTACCTTATCGATAATCCGAGCCTTCATCTCAGAAGATATTACTCCTTCTGTTCCCATAGGATTAAAGATCTAATCCATTAATGAAATCATCAAAGTCATCTCCACCTGAAGAGCTTTCGGTGGACGAAGCAGTTTCAGTTACAGCTTCAGCCGCCTTTTCAGCCTTCTTAGGTTCAGGTGCAGCTTGTGGTTTGGTAACAGTTTCGATAGCCTCACCTGGGTTACTGAATTGAGAAAGAACGTTCATAACTTTATTTCTCTGTTCATCATTCCATGGGCGGTAATCGAAGTTAGCCAATTCAGGTGCATCCTTAACATAATCCAAAATTGCAGTTCGTCCTGCATCATCAGCGGTTACAGTTTCTCCGTTGATTGTCATAGCAGAGCGAGAGCCTTGGAATTTACAAGAATCGTAGTTAGGATAACCACCTTTCTTAGAAATAATCAATTCAAAGTTCTTACCTTCGAATGGATCAAACACTTGTGTAGGTTCATCAAACTGTGGGTTAAGTTCCTCATCAATTTTAGCTTTAATTTTGTAACCAAACTTCATTACTTTAATTTGACCTTCAAGCTCCTTGTTTTGTGGATCTTTAACAATTTGTACCAGTGCGTAAAATACTTCTCTACGCTTAAGTCCTTCCGACATCTTTTTATCTACAGCCGATTCAGAGTTTCTAAGTTTGAAGAACATATCCTGTACCGGACATTTGTCTCCAACGGTAGATGGTGAATCTGCGTAGAATCCGTTGCCATCTCGGTCTTCTAACCAATAGACATACTTACGAACGAAAGGTTTGCGTGGATTTTTTACGTTAGGTAGAAACCTAATTAATGAACGGTAGGTACCGTCTTGTCCCTGATCGGGTTTTGGTGAATACAGATCGCTACTTGGTGCGGGTCTGTCTCCAGTGTCAAGGTCATTGACGCTTACACTGAAAATGTCGAATTCATTTGCCATTTTAATTGCCTTTTTTTAAGTTTTACTTTTTGTTAATTTAAAAGCCATAACTTAGCATTGCCTATTTGCGTGCCCGGGAATTGCCAATATACTTTGCCTTGTTAGTGCCAGTTTAAAAGTCCCTGAATAATCAGTTCCTTTGTTATTTATATATCCGTTTCTCTACTTAGTTTCACATAGTAGAAAAAAATATTTTAGAGAATAATTGCAGTTATATCATTCTCACGAATACTGAAAATCTTTTCTCCATTAAACTCAAATTCAGTTCCTGCCATGTCATGAAAGAATACTTTAACACCTACTTTAAAATCACTATCCTTAACCTCATCACCTACTGAAATGATTGTACCTGAATATGGTGGTGCATACTGCCCTTCTGTTTTTGGTATGTATATACTTCCAATTTTTTCAGGTTGTTCATCCTTTTTAAGAAATATTCTATTTTTTATTGCCTTTATCATGATTTTCTGAAACTAAGTTCTAAACTCTATATATAAAATTTAACTGATTGATTGAAAGAAAAGTATCTATTTACTAGCATTTAAGTATTATGTGGTTTTAGGATTGTGGATTGTAAGTATACTGTGATCTCATCATTTTTCTTTATTCGCATTTAAAATAAAATACGCATCTATTAAATCATCCAAAGGCTTGGGGATCTTTTCTGAAAAGTCTTTACCTTGGGTCCACTTCCACAATTCAGTTTTTCTCAGGTTCTTATCATTAAGTACATCATCTTGAAATGCCTTAGCCATATAGTGCTTGTTTGCATTCCCTTTACCTGCTAGCTTTTTAATATGAGAAGGTTGGTAAATTGATATCTTATTGACACCCCATGCATTAACTAACTTATTTCTTAAGAATGTGTTATACTGTACAATGTCAATAAATGAATTACCTTTAGAACCATAAGAAAAACCTTCAAGAGAAACCTTATGTGAGTCTGTTCCAAATAGTGTTATTAAGATATCTCCAATAAGATCGGCTATAGATTGACCGTCTGTCATTTTCTCTCGTTCTCTAAGTAAAAAATCCTTACTTGCTACATGTCTATAATAAGGAAAGCCTAATATAGTTTTGTTGTCCATCAGTTCTTTATGAACAGAAAATGCTTTAGGTATTTTACGGCCTTCTTCATCCCAGATACGATTACCGTAATTAAAAAAAGTTATAAACTTATATTCGCCTTGGTGGTTCTGTACACAAACACCTGGACTATTGAGAGAAAAATCAATTCCTGTATAAATCACTTAGATAAGATTAAAGTCTCTTACCAAGAACCGCACCTAATGCAGCTCCTACTAATCGACTGGTTAGAAGATCATATAGAGCACCCTTCTCAATTCCTAATACTTTAGCAATCGCTTTACCTACAGCCTTTCCTAAAGCAAATCCTGTAAGACCACCTAATACTGAACCTAAGATGCCTTCATTAACAACTTCTTCCATTACCTCTTCAAGGTCACGACCACTTTCATGTTCTTTCATTATGCGATCAACTGCTTCATCTATCGCAGCCTCTTGCTCATCAGTTAATGATTCGTTTAGTAAAGCCTCAATATCTACTGAGTCATTATGATTTTCGGTAAGGTAATCTTTAAATGTTTTCATTGTATTCTATTTCCTTTGTTTATATATTAGACAAGATTGACCGCTATATCAAGTATGTTATATGTGAAGTTAATATCAAAGGTTTGGAATTCTACTGTATTGCTTGAAAAGTTTAAATCTAATGCGCTTACACCGGTCATTATCATATCTTTTAGCTGAACGGTAACAAAAATATTTCCTTCACCATCTAGCATTTGCAAACCTACACCTTCTGGTACAAATGGATCTTTACCTGATAGCTTATAGTAATAGTCAAAAGTTTCAACGGCCATCCAATAATTTATCCATCCATCAAATGCTTGCATTGTAACGGTTAAAGTTTTATCAAATAGCTCTTGTGTAGGTAAGCTACTTCTAAAGCTCCTAGTATTACCTGGAAAGTCATTTTGTGTAACAGGATCAAATGACGGTCCTGGTAAATTCATTGACTGTATTCCATAATTAAAATAATCAATAGGCTCCTTTATAAGACCCCCAGGTATTCTGTTTAAGTAAGGTCTATACTTATTTGAAATTTCCTTTGGGATAAAAGTTCTAGGAAACTGAAATCTAAATTGATTATTTCTTGCGCTTAGTATCATTAATTGTTTCTATC